ATGTCCTCAATATATTTTGAAAAGCTGGTTGAATTTTACAGAGGGTTGGGGAAACCTCCTGTTGTTAACTGCGTATTTGAATATAGAGGACAATTAACTAACCAATTCGATATATTTAAAGAACTGTGGGATAACTACGATCAAAGAATTGCAGATTTTGAATTATCCTTCAATTCGGATTCTTACGGTACCTATTATGAAGACCCTTTCCCTGAAGATTTGACTGCAACTATTGATATTATACTTGTAGTATCATTACCTGCTGGTGATTTTAGATTTATTGAGTCATTAGAAGATTTTTTACTCATAGATAATAATTTGAATACTGGGGTATGCGTTGAAAATGTTTATCTTATAAAAGAAAACTATTTATTTGGTGAAGCTGGGGAAGTGAATGAAAAAGTTTCCAAAACATTAAAGCTTTCACTTTTTATTACAGAACTTTATGAGTTGGCAAATTATAATGATCGTGTAGAACATAGCGGCTTACTTAAATTGGTATTTATCGATACAGGAAATGCAAAAAAGACCTCTCCAATTGTTATTGAGCCCAAAATAGACATTGAAAGCATTTCATTCCCCATGGTTGATTTGACTATTTTTGATAGTTTAAAAGAAAATAATTCTGATAATGCTCATGTTCAAGAGAAACAAGCTATGTTTAGGGTATCTATTATTGAGATTCTAAAAGAATTGGATGATAGTACGAATAAATTTAATTTCTTGATTGAACACTGGGAGTTATTAAAAGAAACATATTATGGAAATTTTGAGTGCTATTTAACTAATTTCTCATTTTTAAAGCAAAAAAAAGAGGCAGCGGAAAATTATATGACTGTTTCTTCAAAAATATCAGGAACTCTCTCATCTATATCAGGTAAACTATTTGGATTGCCAATTTCATTTGCGGTTGCGATGATTATTTTAAAAACGGGGAAATTTGAAAGTATATTAGCATTATTAGGAGGGATTGTAACATCTATATTGATTGTACTTACCATTTACGATCAAAGAAAAGTTCTTGAATCTATTCGAGTATCTATAGATGCCCTTTTTAGCCACACAAAGTCTCCGCGTAGTGGAGAACTTGCAAGTCTGATTTCCAAGCATAAAGAAAATCTCTATTCTCAAGCTAATAGGCTAGATACCGCAATGGCTTTCTTAATAGTATTTTCTTTTTTGCCGATTATTATTTCTATTGGCGTGTATATATATAAGTTTCATCCATCTGTAATTGTATATATTGATGGTTTCGTTAATACCTTTATGATCCAGTTACTTAGTTAAGTTTTTTGTTATTAATGAGTTTGGCTAATTATTATTTTATTTTTATCATGATTGGCTCTGTTTTTTTACTTTCATCTATTTAATATTTGGTTGTATGTAATTAATATCGTGGTTAAATTTACCATGTGCTGCACTGCTGGTTTTTAGTCTCAGTTATTAAGTATCATATGAGTGTTATTTTAATTTCACTGTATTGGGTAATGTAAATATATTGATTTAGTTTTTTTTTGTCCAACACTTTCTCTTATTATTCCGATTTTTACTTTAGATAGTGGGTTCTGTGTGTGCATTATAGTATGGGGAAAATATTTCTATATTACAGAAAATATTAATATGTGATAACGTATAGGTATCTCCACTTTCTGTATAAATCCGACATATATTCAAGAAGGCATATATATGAGTTTAACTATGGGATAATAAAATATCATATCAACACCCTTATCCAATCTTTGCCACGATCATCATGATATTTATCAGTTTGTTGCTGGTTTTTATGACCCAGCAGGTTTTTGGTATTAATTCCCTGTTCCCGGTATAAACGCTCTGACAATGACCTCATTTCGTGAAATGTCGCCGGTGTACCTTCTCCCCAGTCGATATCGGTTTTATCCCTGGCTTTTTTAAAGTTGGTGGTCAGAGTATTTGCGGTTACCTGTCCGCCGGGTTGTGACTGTGATGTGCTTCGGGTATAGTGGATCAGATATTTACTGACATACAGATCACGGCATCCGGTAATCACATCCCGTAGGCTGATATTGAGTGCCTGACATCGGAGGGAGAGGGGGATAGCAAGCCGTGTTCCGGTTTTTTGCTGGATCACATGCAGATGGTCATCCCATATATCACGGAACTTCATTTCTGAAATATCTCCGAGGCGCTGTCCGGTAACAACAGCCAGCAACATGGCGTTCCCTAGATATTTATGGTCTTTACAGGCGATATCATAAATTTTCTGCCATTCCTCCAGACTAAGTCGTTGCCGGGTTACCTTTCGCCGTGGTTGCTTTGTTGCGAGAGCAGGGTTATATCCCGGCGGAACTTCACCGGCATGCTGTGCTTCTTTGAATACATCGATTAATACCGAACGGACAACCTGAGCCATCCGGAGCTGACCACTGGCCTTATACTGATCCAGAATATCAGCAATATCGCGGGCATCGACTGCCGGTAATGGTTTTTGTGACAATGCATGGCGCATCAGAGCGACAGGTTTTTGTTTCTGTTTAAAGGTATTCTGTTTTATTTCACCGTCTGCCAGACGCTCTGCCTGGATTTTCTGGTACCGATCCAGCCAGGTATTAACAGTGATTTCTTTGCCTTTTATTTTTGCCATCCGATCACTGATCGCCATTACCTGACGGCTTCGCTGTTCAGCAAGACGCAGATTAGCCTCAACCGCAATTATTTTGGCCTCTTCCTCGTTGTCACCGAGATAATGGAATTTCCCGGTGACGGGATGTCTGTAGCGCCAGTACACCTTGCTGGTTTTCCTGCTGAAAAACGGGTACAGGTTGGGGATATCGATATTATTTTTACGGGGTCTGGCAGCCATCAGTTAAAATCCTTTGCAGCCTGGGATTGTCACTTTTACTGATCACCGGTGAGATTAAATTACCGACAAGTTCGGCATCTTCTCTCACGCGCCAAATACCACCTTCTTTCTGTGCCGGTGGGAAAAACAGACCACATCGGGCGTACCGCTGTAATGTTCCCAGTTTAGGCGGGCGGCTCCTGTACCGGTCTTCTGCCCATTCATCCAAAGTTAACATTTTCATAGTCACACTCTGCACATCACCGTATACGATTAAGACTGTTCAGATATAAGAAGAGCGTAGCTTCAGTGAATATTTCTTTTTTTAATGGTGTCTTTTATTGCTTTTTTTATAGCCTCTGTAGTCGTCCCTTCGCTGGCAATATGTTCACCGATTTTTTCTAAAAAAGAGGCTATATAAGGTGAATTTTCAGGTATGTTGAATTCCTTACTTACCTCAACATTAATGCAGGGTGCTTCATTTAAGGTCACAGTAATATTAATCTTAACACTTGGGTTATCCTGTTTTGACATAGATAGTTCCTTATCAGTGATAATGATTTTATATCGTATTAATTTATTTTTTCCCAGTGCGGGGCAGCAATAATTCCGCCGGATAAACGGAATAAAATAATTTTTTAACCGGCTGTAATGTATTTAATTTCTGGTTATTGACAGTATGGTTTACTGAGCATTTTCAGATGCAATTGCCTGATACATGTCTGTAAATCCATTTCTTATCAATGTGATGACTTTCAGGGATGGCTCTTTATCATCCGGACTTATTTCCTCCAAAAAATCGACAGCGATTTCCTGAATGTTTCTTGGCAACTGACTAAAGTCCATTGCGTCTGTCTCCTCAATAGAATTTGTTATTGGCGATTTAAAAAATTGCGGCTGGCAGACGGACATTATCATCGCTCCTCCGTTTTAAGGTTCAGAGCTGCACAGCCGCGAACAAGGGATTACACCGTTATTATTTTTGTCGCCTTACTCTTCACACAGTTATTCAGATACGCAGTCGTTACTGTGGATTTACTGTTAAAGCACAGAAGTCTTCCCATCTGGCGATGTCTTCATCGAGGCGGGCCATAGTGCGCTCGTGGTCACGTATCTCTCTTTGGCGCTCAGCACGGAGTGATTGCAGTTTTTGAAGCGCCCGGGCTTTTTCAGTGATCCACGCCGCAACTTCGTCTGCTGACATGTTGTTGGTGGTGATGATTGGTTCTTGGTTCATATTGGCCTCATGTAAAAAATGGTACCTCTTACATGAAATAAAAGGTACCTTAAGTTACATTCACGGTCAATAGTTAGTGTAAAAAAAGTTACATTGCTGCATAGATAAGGCAAATGAGGGAGGAATAAATCAGATGTTTTGAATAACCTGAATAACCCTGCCAATGATTCGACAGTTACCATTGACGACTATCGGTTTGAAATTGGGGTTCAGCGGAATCAGGTAGGTATAGGGAGCATCCCAGACTAATTTTTTGATTGTGGCATCTGATGTGCCATCGAGTATTGCAACAACAATTTTTCCATATAGATCTTCTATACTTCCAAATTGTGTTTCAACAATGACTGTTGAGCCTTCAGGGATTGTTGGTGCCCCATTTGGGTTTGTCATTGAATCACCCTTAACATCAAGGCCAAACGCACTTTCAGATACCCGGGCGGTTGTGTTAACCCAGCGAAGTACATCATCAATAGTTGCTGATGCGTATGTTGATGTCCAGTCACCGGCTTGTACGGCAGATATAACAGGGATTTGTTTGACAGCAATGGTTTTTCTTGCAGATACCAGTTCAGTCGAAAGTGGTTCATTTCCGCCAAATAGCAACCATTCAGGAGAGACATCTAGTGATTTAGCCAGCATGTGAAGATTTTCACCATCTGGTTTTGTGACACCTGTCTCCCATTTTGTAACGGATACGCGTGAGACCCCGAGCATTTTTGCCAAGGATTGTTGCGTCATATTGAGTTGCGTACGACGAGCTTTGATGCGTTCGTTCATTTCCGTTTTCATGTAACCAATGTTACATCACAATGATGTGAAATGTGTTTGCATATAATTGTACCTTTTGTTACCTTTTCTTGTGTTCAAAAGTCTGAGGAGTCGTACAAATGTTGAAGAGAGATGTTCTTCATTTTTTCGGCGGAGTAAAAAAAACAGCCGCAGCTCTTAATATCAGTCATCCGGCAGTTTGCCGCTGGAAGAAAACTATTCCCGAAAAACAAGCGTTAATTATTGAGCGGATTACAAATGGAGGACTTAAGTACAACCCTGCACTTTATCAGCATAGCAGCACGGAAAAGCACGGTTAACTACAACTCATACTGAAAGTGAGTAGGCAATGAAAAACCAATCCCTGAAAGAAGTTGTAAGAGAGATGTGCAGTCTGGTCCCCGGCGGACGTGATGCAATGGCCGGTTCCCTCGGCTTGTCCCTGACGTCATTCAATAACCGGTTTTATGAGAAAAACGGCTGCCGGTTCTTTGATCACCATGACCTGATGGTGATGCAGGAAGTCTCCGGAACTGTGCTGTATGCCGAATACGTCGCGGCAGAATCCGGAATGCTGCTGGTGGACAGTCCGAAAAAAAGTGAAATCGGCCGTACTGACTTATACGAAAAGAGCGTCAGGGCATCCGTTATGCGCGGGGCTGTGGACCTGTGTATCAGTAAGGCTATTGAGGACGGAGAAATAACCACAGGAGAAGCGGATGCAATACGGACTGCACACTACAGAGACATGCAGGCCAGAACAGATGAGGTTGAATCCGCGATTATTTTATTTACCCGGACTCAGAAAGGGTGAAGCCGGGAGTATACGGCTCCCGGCTTCGATCGCGCCATATCAATTGTGTGAAGAGATAAACGCATGAGCAGATTAACTCATTCAATACCGGAAAGGCAATTCAAATGCATTGTTACCGGCAGTGAACCACTTCGTTATGTGGAAAGCATACCGGGTGGCGGTACAGCTGACAACTACCGGAAAAAAACGGAAGTGGTAGACCGGCAAAAGGTGGAGGACAGCTGGTTACAGTTTTATTACCGCAGCGGAGGTCAGGATGCCTGAAGAAACAGCTGACAATCTGAACCGGTATTACACCGATAAGCGGGGACGGAAAGTTCACGTTATCCGGTACGACCGGGAGAACAGCCGGGTGATTTTCATGCGTGACGGTTATGAGCACCCGTGCTTTGAACCGCTGAAAATCTTTCAGGAACGGTATACACGCTGTCCGGATGAGGTGAAACCATGAGCATGATTTTAACTGCACGGGCTTTGCAGATAAAAACAGGCAACCCGCTGCGAAAACTGGTACTGGTCAAACTGGCGGACAATGCCAACGATCAGGGGGAATCATGGCCGTCTGTGCCGTACATTGCTGAGCAGTGTGAAATATCTGAACGCTCAGTGCAGAACCACATCAATGCCCTGGTGAAAATGGGGCTGGTTCGTGTTGAGTCACGAAAATCGGCCAACGGTCTGAACCAGTCAAATATTTATCATCTGTGCCTGGATGCTACCGCTGTGAGTGGTGAATCTCCTGCCCCCTGTGGTGCAAATCCTGCGGGGGTGAGTGGTGCAAATGGTTCCCGGACTGGTGCAGCAGATGCACCGGGTGGTGCAAATGGTTCCGGTAGTGGTGCAGGAGCTGCACCCGGAATCAGTCATGATCCAGTCATAGATCCAGATAATAAAAATATTAATCCTGTTCGCGGAAAAGCCAAAAGCAAAACCGTGATGCCGGAAAACTTCGCACCGTCACCAGAACACACTGAACGGGCAAAAACTGCCGGGCTGGATGTTCAGGATGAGTTTGGCAAATTCAGGGACTACCACGCCAGCAAGGGTACCCAATACGCCGACTGGAACGCAGGGTTTAGTTACTGGCTGAGACAGGCCGAAGGATTTAAACGCGCTGCGGACTCAAAGAACATCGACACCACCGAGTGCGATGAAGTCTTCAGAAAAATGTTCTCATCCTCCGACTGGAAGCCAGAAAACCGCGTACAGGAGCTGGTCGCAAAACACAAATCCTACATTGGGCGGATGAATGAAATTGCCGGACGAGCAGCATTTCGCGGGTACTGGAAACAGGCCACAGAGCAGGCCGCAAAAGAACGGGAGGCTGCGTGATGATGCTTTACACCCGAATTGCGGCAGAGGAACCGGCCGGAACTGAAATCACCTCCGGGTACATCATGGAGAAATACGGCGTATCACGCAGTATCAGCCAGTCAGCTGTCAGGGTTTTAGCGAAGATTGAAGCGGTCACGCCGACCCGGTGGCGGGGGAATGACCGGATGGCTTTCCGGATATTGCCGGATGCACAGGAGAAAGTCCGTGAATATGAGGAACTGGTGGCAGCCTGTCGGCGGGGAGTAAAAAAGGTCCGCTGTACGGACCCGGTACCGGAAGAGAGCCGGGCCACTCTCACCGAACGGGAATTTGTATCCGTCTATAACCGGTTGTTTACGGCCTTCACGGCAAAACAGCGGGAACTGAGAAGAAAAAACGGTCTGGCGATGTGAGGCGCAGTATACGGCTGCGCTTAATGAGCGGAGAGATAAACGATGAGCAATCTGATTATTGTTGACGGTATTAATGTGCGCCGGGACATGGCCGGTCGCTATTGCCTGAATGATTTACACCGTGCCGCCGGGGGTGAAGAGCGCCATAAGCCATCTAACTTTATGCGGATGGAATCAACACAGGCATTGTGTTCAGAAATCGACCGATGCTCAGATATGAGCATCGCCTCTGTAAACACTATTCGCGGCGGTACGGAGCAGGGGACATATGTTGCCCGTGAGGTTGTTTATGCCTATGCCATGTGGATAAGCCCGCTGTTCAACCTGAAGGTTATCCGCACGTTCGATGCGGTGGCCGGAACACAGCAGGCGGTACAGTTGGCCGATAAGGTACAGGCAGGCGCTATCCTGCTGGAGTCTATGGCGAAAACGCTGAATCTGTCGAATTCCTCAAAACTGGGCGGGTATCAGAAACTGCAAAAAATGGCTGGTCTTCCGGATCTGGCTCCCTCCTATGCAATTGATGCACCGGCGGGCGCGGTGGATGGCTCCAGCAGACCGACAACCTCTCTGACTACGCTGCTGAAAAATCACAATGCCGCATTGTCTGCGACTAAAGCATACAAACGCCTTGCTGAACTGGGTATTGTGGAGCAGAAAGCCCGTCCGGGTTCGAAGGGAACACAAAAACTGTTCTGGTCTGTCACATCAAAGGGGCTTCTGTACGGCAAAAATATCACATCTCCGGCGAACCCGAGGGAAACGCAGCCGCATTTCTTTGAGAGCAAATCAGCGGAACTGCTGGCACTGATGATGACTCCGGCGGTGGCCTGATGAATTACCTGTTAACCGGCTTTGTTCAGAAAGATACCCGGATCCTGGTGTTTAATCCCGGTGCTGAGATTTGCAACTTCCGGAACGGTGCCCGTTATGTTGTGAGTGCGGCTCCCCGTTCAATGGATGGCATTCCGTCCGGCCGCGTTCCGGCAGATGCACAGCCGCTGCTGACAGATGAGCGGGTACTGCGTTTCCTGGACAATCCCGCCGTGGTAAAAGCTGCCGGTGGTTTACAGGGATTTCGTCATTACGTTTCATCAGTAAATCATTGCCAGATTGATGACGAAGCAGATCCGTATCATCACCATGAACTGACCATGACCCGCCACAAAGACGGTTTTATCCGGACGTGCTGGCATCATGACAATATTCTCAGGAAGGGGGAATGCTGCCAGCAGCAGGCGGACAAAATTCTGTTACGCAACCAGCGGGCATTTGTGGCACGCAGTATCTTTACCGACCTGCGGCTGCCCGGCGGCCATCTTCTGAATCCTTCCGATTTGTTCACCTGGTCTGTGATGCATCGTGTCAGTGAGCATCTTCCGGCCTTTATCTGCTCTTACATTCTGATGCAGTCACCGGAAGAAGAGATAACCGGCACCATGACGGAGCATTCCATTGTTCACCGGACGCGCTCACACAGCCGGATTGTTCAGGACATCGTTGAGCAGATAAAACCGGTTGTTGCTACTGATATAGAGCCGGAGCCACCAGCAAGTTTTATGCGGATCCCGAAGTTAAAGCGCTGGGAGTGTCCGAAGTACCTGCAATGGGTGAAGAGTCAGCCGTGCTGCGTATGTGGTCAGCAGGCAGATGACCCGCATCACATCATCGGGCACGGCAGCGGCGGTACCGGTACAAAGGCACACGACATTTTCACCATCCCGCTGTGCCGTATTCACCATGACGAGTTACACCGTGACGTTAACGCCTGGGAGCGGAAACACGGCAGCCAGCTGGAGTTGTTATTTAGATTTATGAACCGGTCATACGGGATCGGCGTTTTTGGATAATGCGCTGTACGGAGTGCGGAGAGATAAACGATGAGCAATATTCAGATGATATTAGAACGCTGGGGGGCATGGGTTGCGGATAACCCGGAATCTGTAACCTGGTCATCAATTGCCGCTGGGTTTAAAGGGCTTATCCCCGTAAAGGTTAAGAGTCGTCAGCAATGTACTGATAATGATGCACTGGTGATATCCGGCATTATGGCAAAACTAAACATCCGCAACAGCGATATGCATGATCTGCTTTTTGATTACTATGTTTTCGGTAAGACGTTTATTCAGTTGGCCAGGAAATACGGGTGCTCAGACACTCACATAGGGAAAAAACTCCAGAAGGCAGAAGGGCTGGTAGAAGGAATGCTCATAATGGGAGATATAAAGCTGGAAATGGACGGTACATCACATCGTGGAGGTATGCGGACATTTATGAACAAATTACATGATTTAAAAATTAATACTTTACGATCGTAAAAAAGACGCTATTGTGATCAGAGTTATTTCTGTGTCGTATTGATTATGAACTGAAACCCCCGTTTTTACGGGGTTTTTATGTTGATAAACAGATAAGATAAGTTGTTAAAATCAGTTGTGATTTACGTGTGGTGATACGTAACATTTGAGAGATAAAATAATATAATTTGCTATATGTGAACATCTGTGGCTTAATGATCTCACTGGTTTGGAAGTACAGGCCTATTTATGCTAGTCAGTTTAAAGTCGTTCACCATTTAGCGTTATCCTCGATACCACTTCATTGCGAATTCCTTCTAATTAATTCCCATAAGTAAAAATAAAAACAAACCTCATATGCCTTATGGCAATCAAAAAAATTAAAGGAAATTCTATGTCTAATACAATGACTGGTTCAGTAAAATGGTTTAACGATGATAAAGGTTTTGGCTTCATTACTCCTAAAGATGGTAGTAAGGATGTTTTTGTTCATTTCTCTGCAATTCAGAGTGATAACTTCAAATCCTTAATCGAAGGTCAGGAGGTATCATTTACCATGGAAAACGGAATGAAAGGTCCTGCCGCTGGTAATGTGGTGGCGCTTTAAAGACAATATAATCATTGCTTTCTATTTTAAATGCCCATGCTGTAGCGGTTCACAATACCGAACATCACAATTTGATATTTCATTAAGTAACCCGCGTGGAGCAAGATGTATTTTTTGCAAAAGTGTGATGAAAGCAGAAACCAACTAAGCATTAAATAGTCAATTATTTTAAACCTCGCAATGTCGGGGTTTTTTGTTATCTGGTACAATAGGCAGTCTGTTTTTTGAGAAAGAGCTATAATACCAGGATCGCCTTACCTCATTGCTATTAATAGTAAATCTTGCAAGTGCGGGTTATTACTTAAAATAAATGTGGTATCCAACTGGAATATTTTCCTAAGGAAATACCTGTGAATAGAAAAACTATTTTCAGTTATGCTCTTATGTTTACTAAAAACCTTTTTATTGTCGTACTGCTGCTTTTAGTTGTTTTTGCAATGGTGAATGGGTTTAAGTGATTTTCTTACGGTGTTGACTGAAGAATTATGAGCCTCACTTCGGTGGGGCTTTTTTATATCTCTAATTTGTAACGATAACTCACAGATTCAACTCTCCGGAATTTACAGATAGTTTACATGTTTGGTTATTCCGAACACCTGATTACCATGCTATTGAGCTTTGGTTCGTAGTACTCAATATATTAAAATTCTGATCACAATGGCATTTAAGGATTACACCCGTTAGTGGGGTCAGTCTGTCAGCACCAGTACTGTGGTGGAAAAGGGCTGACCTGTCGGCGCGTGCCGCTGCAAAGGGGGGGAGTTATTATGGCGAACCGAATGAATTAGAGGGCACTGGTATTTAAGAGCTGTCAGAAATGCTCAGGTCATGGGGAGAAATGAGAGTCGTTGTCGGTGGATTATCAGGCGATAAAATATCTGATACCAAATATAAGTGGACTTGGCGCAGTAACTGGAAGCCGTTTTATGATGGTTTAACTGCTAAGTGCTATGTTGAGGAGAGCCAAACCGAATCGTTGTTTGGACGGATAACTTCGTGATACTGGACTGACTGTGTATTACGGGCAGCGTTGTTGACAGGCTGCCCGTTTGGTTGACAAATTACTGATGACTGTTTTTTGATTTTTTATACCACAGAACAAAATGGATAAGCCCAAATCCACCATGTCCATAGATATAAATTTCTATTAACACTGTTAATGATTTATGGATACTTCGGGCCTCTAATGCTGATGGTGAATGTTGTAACCACAAAAAAACCAAACCATTCCGGATATAATGACTATCGATAACGCGCCAAGCCCCAATCCCTGAACTACGGCTGCAAGCCCTTTTGGAGTGCTGTCTGGTAGCTTTAGCTTCATCAGTTGTTTTATATCATTTTTCAATGGGACAATATCCCCCCAAAGATAGGGATAAAAATACCGCATTCCCCTTTCATAGAAGCATACAATAATTAAGATTAATGTAATGAAAAATAAGCAAAAACCAATAGTGACATGAGCCCATGTGAAGAAATAAGTCCAATCCACCGGAGGTATAACGGAGGATTTTGTGCCTTTCATCCAGTTACTGATAATGATTTGCGCCACAACGAAAATCAGGACTGCACAATGTAACAGTCGTACTTTATGTGATTGATACAGGCCGAAAAAATGCCATATTTTTCTTATCAGATTCATATATGCCCCAAAATCGAATAATAAACATATGTAATATACCATTCCTGTCAGATAAATGAGGTAATGTTGTCCACACTTGCATTTTGTCCGAAAGTGCCTTATTATCTCCCAATAGTGGGAATTCTATACATATCCGCACTAAACAAATTCTAAACCTCGCAATCGCGGGGTTTTTTATGCCTGAAATTCAAAGAGGGGATTTCTCCCCTTTAACTAATTAGCGGACAACCAGGACGGATGTCTCTGCATAGCGGACTACAGCTGATGCAGTTGAGCCAAGAAGATATTTAGTTGAAATATTTGGTGATCTTGAGCTGATGATTATTAAGTCAGCGTGTATTTTTTCTGCTGTAGTCAGGATACCATCTATTGGTGCTTCAAGAATTGCATGATAATGAACCCGATCTTCCGGGAGATTAAATTTAGAAACTTCATTTCTAAGGTCAGCTTCTGCCAACTTCAATCGTTGATTATCTTCTGTAAGTATTTCTTTCTCTATGCCATATGAAAGGCCGATAAACATTTTGTAGCTTGGTATAACCACTAAGAAGTGAATGTGCGGGTCATCAAACTTTGAAAGAGATTCAATATGAGGGATGACATGGTTAACCAGTGCTTTATTCGAGGTATCAATAGGCACCAGGATATTCTTGTACATATTCTTCTCTCCGGTTTTATTCTCCACGATCAAATGTATGGCATTATTGATCAACCAAGGGAAATTATCGAGTAAGAGAGACTTGCTCCAGCAGGTTTTTTATTACCTGAAATAAACATAAGGCTTGCCGTTACGTTTGGTTAGAGTTACATGTGTATTCAAAGCAAAGGGAGCTTAACAAAAAAGGTTACCCGGATCTATGAAGAACACTGTTAATTTAAACAGTGTTAATTTAGTCAACGACGACTCACTCAGCTATATCAGAACCCTCCCGGACAATTGCATTGATTTAATCGCCACTGACCCGCCGTATTTTCAGGTAAAAACATGTGCCTGGGATAACCAGTGGCCGGACGTTTCTGCTTATTTTTCCTGGCTGGACGAAATGTTGGCTGAGTTCTGGCGGGTACTGAAACCAAACGGCAGCCTGTATCTGTTTTGTGGTTCGCGTCTGGCCTCAGATACAGAAATGCTGTTGCGGGAAAGGTTCAGTGTTCTCAGCCATATCATATGGGCGAAGCCTTCCGGCCCGTGGCGGCGGCAAAACAAAGAAAGCCTGCGTTGTTTTTTCCCGTCTACTGAGCGGATCCTGTTTGCAGAGCATTATCAGGGGCCGGTAAAAGGAAAAGGCAGTGAGTACCACCAGCGGCAGGATGAACTGAAGAAAAATGTGTTTACCCCGCTGATTGAGTATTTCCGGCAGGCGCGTGATGCATTGGGTATCACAGCAAAAGAAATTGACCAGGCAACCGGCAAGCAGATGTCTTCACACTGGTTCGGGTACAGTCAGTGGCAGTTACCGAATGAAGCGGATTACCGGAAATTACAGGCACTTTTTCAGCGGACAGCTGCAGAGTGTCAGCGAAATAACCCGTTATACCGTGAACATAATGATCTGGTCAGTGAGCAACACACACTCAGGCGTGAATATCACGAACTGGCAGATCAGTATCAGTTGTTACGCCGCTACTTTACGGTATCCGTTGATGTACCTTATACCGATGTGTGGACTTTCCCGCCGGTTCAGTATTATCCCGGAAAGCACCCCTGTGAAAAACCGGCCACAATGATGGAGCACATCATAAAAGCCAGCAGCCGTGAAGGTGATTTGGTCGCTGATTTCTTTATGGGGTCCGGAGCGACACTGAAAGCCGCACTGAAGCACAATCGCCGCGTTCTGGGTGTGGAGATGGAAACGGAGCGGTTTGAGCAGACGAAGACTGAAATAGCGTTATTGTGATAAGAGTGAACCCTATGTCACATTGCTTATAAATTGAAACCTCACGGATGTAGGGGTTTTATTGCCCGCTCTTGAAAGTTTCACGTGAAAACACTATATCTGTAGTGCGCTGCTATAGTGTGATTAAACGTGGATTAAAGTACCGAAACAGTAGCGCAGGCCTCACTTCGGTGGGGCTTTTTATCTGATTTATCAGAGTGTAGAGTAGTTATTTATAAAACTAGCAAATAAAGTGTAATGTTACTAATATGAGTTCAATTACAATATATCAGCGTTGTTTTATAATTGATTTCGTATAAGGTGACAAAAATGAATTTTTTACCTACATCTGATTATATGAATAATACTTTTGATAAAAAAATCCCTGTAGGTATTAGTGCTTGCTTATTGGGTGATAGTGTTAGATTTGATGGTGGACATAAGCGCTTTCACTTTGCAGTTGATGAGTTATCAGATTATTTCGAATACCAATCAGCATGCCCTGAGATGGCGATTGGTTTGCCTGCACCCAGACCTGCATTGAGGTTGGTTAAGTCTGAAGAAAAGAACGTTATACTCAAATTCAGTGATGGACGGGAAGGTGATTTAACTCAAAAAATGGTGGATTTCTCTACTGAATATCTGAGCAAAACTATTAGTTTATCCGGTTATATTGTTTGTAAAAACTCACCTAGTTGTGGTTTGGAAAGAGTTCGGGTATATGATTCTGTAGGTAATGGCAATAAAAAGTCTGGAATCGGCCTTTTTACTGAGCAATTACTAAAAGCGATGCCGTGGTTGCCGGTTGAGGAAGATGGCAGGTTAAGTGATCCTCATATTCGGGAAAATTTTATTATACGAGTATTTGCTCTTCATGAACTGAATGAACTAAAGCAAAAATCATTAAATCGTCGTTCATTAATGGATTTTCATGCCCGATACAAACTCCTTTTACTGGCACACTCTCAGCCTCTTTATAGAGAATTAGGCCGTCTCGTTGCTAATAACAAAGAATGGAATTCAATAGAATCATTTTTTATAGAGTATCGAAATAAATTCATGAAACTATTGCAAAATCAAGCAACACGACGCAATCACACTAATGTGCTTATGCATATCCAAGGTTATTTTAAACGCTATTTAACATCAAACCAAAGACAGGCATTAAGTAAATTAATTTTAGAATATCGCCAGGGAATACAGCCTTTATTGGCACCATTGACATTAATAACGCACTATTTATCTGAGTACCCTGATAACTACCTGAATAACCAAAGGTATTTTAACCCTTACCCTCAATCATTAAGATTGCGTTATGGGTTGTGATATTAAAAATAACACTCTGGTGTTTTGAGAGTGGTTCATATTTTTGGCTATTCCAGGCGGCTGAATACTTGCTATGAGGCTCTGGTAGCACGGAGCAGCTCGGCTGAGCTAAATCAACCACCAATTTCGGGTACAAAAAAAGCCGGTGAGTAGCAACCGGCGAAAAAGCATATGTAACAAGGTAATGTATGAAACTACATACTATTTAATTTTATGTTTACTCAATTTTATCGTCTATACTGAAATTCCACTTATGTGAGATAAAACAAATTCTAAAGGTCGCCATGTGCGGCCTTTCCTGTTTTTGCATCTGTAGTGATTTGGTAAACACGTTTGGCTTCCAACCAAAAAATGTCAGTTCGATTCCGACCAGATGCTCCATATACGCCGCCACAGTATTAATCACCTCGTTATCACTTAACACAGGAGCTGTGTGCGGCATTCTGATTCTGCGAGGTACTCATTAGATATATTTATCATCATACAGTATGGTTTATTGGCTGAATCTTCAGCTAAAATTACTGCATGAGGTATTTATGAAAGATGGTATTTATTTTGTAAAGTTTAGAAGTAACTTGCAAGACTTCGGTGATGGGACGGTGGTAGTTAAAAATAACATTGTCAACGGCGGTGACTTTGCTTACCTGTACAGAGGTACGGTCAGCGACAGTAAGATAACGCTTACGGTTGAAAGGCATGATAGAACAGCAACATCCGTGTTTGGAGATGTTGATAAATTCAACCTCATTTTAAATGTTTCGGAGTCAGGTAATAACTATGTACTTACTGGCCATGTCGAAGGTATGCAGCAGATGCAGATTTCAATAAGTGCCAAATTTATCGGAGATGTTATTGGTTAATTCTCCGATATTGAACAAAGGTCGCATAACGCGGCCTTTTTTGTTGGAGAAAATATGAAAAGCGTAATTACAAAAATATGCCTGAAGTTATCAGGTAAAACTAATGAGCAGTTAGCGATAGCTTGGTCATTCCATTACTTCATCACGAGATCAAAATATAAGGCGTACTGGCGGGCAGTATTCCAATAATTTATTTATGTCTCATGCAGAGAGATCGGTAATAGCGCATAAGGTGGAGTTGCGCCCACCACTACAGCAACAATAAGAGCATTGGAATACGACAGGCTCATTACCTAATCCGTATTCGGCCACAGTGCTCTTTTTATTGCTTTCCCGCCGCTGGTGGGATTACCAGAACAATGCCGCAGCCACCACACTTTAACCCGTTTAAAACATATAAACCGGTTGCGGCATTTCCCTATCACTCAACATACGGAACACTCCGCAGGGGGTGGATATGCGCATGCCCGACAAATATTCCAGCCCTACAGCATACGCCTGGGGACTTATAACCTCTGCTTTTGGCGTTTTATCTCTGGACCAGTGGGCTATTGTTGCCGGGATCATCTGTACTGTCGGAACGTTCCTGGTGAACTGGTATTACAAACGGAAAGAATTCCAGCTGAAAGCCGGAGAACATCATGAATAACCGATTATTTAAAAAAGTCATGGCCGCTTGTGCCGCCGGGGCGATTGCCGGTGCGCTGGTGCTGATCCCCGCTTATGAGGGTGTCGAGTATACGCCTTATCGTGATGTGGCCGGAGTGCTCACCGTATGTTACGGACACACCGGTAGTGATATTCAGCCCGGCAAGTTGTATACGGATGCTGAGTGTAAAGCGCTGCTGCATGACGACCTGACGAAAGTCCGGCTCGCGGTTGACCCGATGATCAAAGTGCCGATTGATGACAATACCCGGGCGGCCATCTATTCATTTGTCTACAACGTCGGCCCCGGCGCGTTCTCGCGCTCCACTATGCTGCGCAAACTCAATGCCGGTGATATCGCCGGTGCGTGTGACGAAATGAAACGCTGGACATTTGTCGGTGGCAAGCAGTGGCACGGACTGATTAACCGGCGGGATACGGAGAACGCGGTATGCCACGGAACCCCTTAACGTTGATCATCATTGCTATCATCCTGCTGACTACTGCTATGTTGGCGGGTTGTTATCTGTATTCACTCCCGAATCACTGTAAGCCTCTGCCGGGTAACCCGCTGGACGGTGTGATCCATTATAAGTGTGAAGCGCTATGAACCGGAAAGAAGCGGTAATTGCCGCGCTGTTTATTGCTGCTGTCTGGTGGGTATATGACATTTACCGGGATAACCAGCAACTGAAGGTGAATAACACAAGGTTGTCCGGACAACTGTCAGCCCAGCAGGTGATAAACACCACCACGCTTTCAGCCATCGCCACCAATTACCGCGTATCACTCGACAACATCAAGGCCAAACGGGAAGAGGACACGGAGAATGTCAAAGTTAAGACTGTTATCAGGACAGTATTTAAGGACAGCGAATGCGCTGTTGCTCCTGTTCCCGCTGATGCTGTTAGTGAGCTGCGGAAATACGCGGACGGAATACGTTCCCGTACCGGTGGTGCCGCTTCCGCCGCAACTGACCACTGATTGTGAGCAGGTAGAGATACCGGATGATCTGACGTTCGGTGGTGCCGTAGAGCTGCTGGCTGATGCTATGAAATACATTGCCAACTGCAATCACGATAAACGGGCAATACGGGAGATTGAAGCGGAGAGGCAAAAAAAAGCCCCAGAATAAAGGGGCGCATATGGAATATTAGAGAAATAGTTATTGTTATTTTCGTACTGAGTATACCCTCAGAACTTCCGTAATTTCAATGCGATTAAAAAATCAAAAAAAAGCCCTGTAAAACAGGGCGGTAAGGAAATTGAAGAAGAATATTTACTCTAACTACGATGTTCAATATACAGGCAACTTCGCGTACTAATCAACAACACTTGATTATAAGGATTTCGAGGCTCGCTGTATTCAGGTTTTCGGCAAATCAGGGATGCATATGCAAATTATTTATCCTGCTGACTAACCACATAATTATACAGCAACACTTCAATAGACCGCCCTGCGGTCTATTGATTGCCTGTATTTTATAAAACTCCGCATACGTCGCTTACGAGTGGCGTTGATAGAGGTTTATGCAAGTCTGCCGCCATCATGTAGTATCGGGGTACATGCCACAACGGTGAGGAATTGTATGATTCTGCATAATGTGCTTAAAACTATATACATAGACAATGGCGACAATGATTTTTTGAAATATGAAATCATGGGGGAGCACGGTGGCGATGTAACAATAGCGATCGTATCAGCGGAAATTAAGTCAGTAGTTGGCGGAATAGACTGTTATCTGTGGGCTAAAGTCGGAGAGCTAACATTTGAGTACCTTGATCCGCCAAAGAGAGGGTCATTCCAGCAGACTGTAGCAATGGAATCTCCGCCGGGAAGAAGTATCAGCACCGTAATGCGGGAATGCAAAAAACACAGAGCAACCTGGCAAAGACCGTAACAAATACATAACCCGCTCCGGCGGGTTTTTTATTGGGGAAATCTATGCCACCACGTATACCACGCGCCTGTCGCAAGCGAGGCTGCGCAAAGACAACCACAGACCGCAGCGGATACTGCGAAGAACACCGCAATACAGGGTGGGAGAACCATCAGCAGGGCAAGAGCCGACACGAACGTGGCTACGGCACCAAATGGGACAGGCTGCGGCTGGTAGTTCTGAGCCGGGATAAGCATCTGTGCCAGCAGTGCCTGCGTGAAGGACGGGTAACCGAGGCGAAGACAGTCGACCACATCACTCCCAAAGCACATGGGGGAACCGATGCGGAAAGCAATCTGCAAAGCCTGTGCTGGCCATGTCACTACCGGAAGACCGCAACGGAGAGAACACGATGAAAAAGAAGCAGGTTAAGCTATCCAGAATGTTTAAAGGCGGGAGGTTTGTCGGGTATTGCCTCAGTGTTGATGGTGAGATGTTATCCCACCAGACCGACATAAAGATAGAAACAACAGCGCCGCCGCATTCATCTATATCTGTTAGTTTTCTCTGGCATTCGTCTGTGGTTGATGATGCTCCGGATATTCACCTTGAATAGATCAGGGGGAGGGGGAGGTCAAATCCCTGCCGCCCCACGGCCAGAGGACCGCCGCCTTGCCTTTTTTCACATCGCCGCAGGTTAGAAAACTTTTTTTGGGGTTCCCCCAGCATGTATTAACAGGAGATATCTATTATGTCAGGACCACCAAGAACCCCGACACATCTGCGTTTGGTCAGGGGTAACCCATCAAAACGCCCGATCAATAAAAAAGAACCAAAACCACCGTCAGGGGTACCCCCAACTCCGAAGCATTTTTCTAAACAGGAAAAATACTGGTTCAGACGGATGGCCGAAGAACTTAATGATATCGGCGTAATTACCAGGCTTGACGGGATGGCACTGGAATTAATGATCGGCGCATACATCGAGTGGCGCCATCACCGTGATGTGATCGCTGAAGTCGGGGAGTCTTATCAGACCACGACCAGTACGGGTGACATTATTATCCGAGCGCATCCGCAGGTGGCTATGCGGGACCGGGCATTTAACAATATCTGCAAAATGATGTCAGAGTTTGGTATCACTCCGGCATCCCGGGCCAAGGTATCCGGTAACACACCAGCTGAAGAAGACCCTTTCGAGGCATTTCTGAAACAAAGAAAATGATGAATGGCAACCGTAGCAGACGGGATCCGGTACGCCGAGCAGGTGGTTGCCGGAGAAATAGTTACGGGCGAACTGATACGCCTGGCGTGTCAGCGGTTTCTTGATGATCTGGAATACGGCCCTGAGCGCGGTATTTATTTCATGGAGGAACGCGCCCGGCATATTCTGGATTTTTACCGGTTCGTTCCGCACGTCAAAGGGGCGCTGGCAGGTAAGCCGATTGAGCTGATGCCGTGGCATTCCTTTATTCTGATTAATATTTTTGGTTTTGTGATCCCGCTGGTTGATGAACTCACCGGGGCGGTTCAGTACGATGATGACGGTGAGCCGGTGCTGGTTCGCCGGTTCAGGACGGCCTATAACGAAGTTGCGCGTAAAAACGCTAAATCCACCCTCTCATCCGGTATCGGCCTGTACATGACCGGCGCTGACGGTGAGGGTGGCGCCGAGGTTTACTCGGCTGCCACCACCCGTGACCAGGCCCGTATTGTGTTTGAAGATGCAAAAAATATGGTCAAAAAGGCCAAAAGTTCACTCGGCCGCCTGTTTGAATTTAATAAGCTGGCGATTTACCAGGAGCGATCCGCATCCAAGTTTGAGCCGCTGTCCAGTGACGCAAACAACCTCGACGGCCTGAATATTCACTGCGGCATTGTGGACGAACTTCACGCCCACAAAACCCGTGATGTCTGGGATGTGCTGGAAACCGCGACCGGTGCCCGCCTGCAATCCCTGCTGTTTGCGATCACCACAGCGGGATTTAACCGCGAGGGCATCTGCTACGAACTGCGGGATTACGCCATCAAGGTGTTGCGGGGCGTGGTGGAGGATGACACCTTTTTCGCGGCAATTTATACACCGGATGAGGATGATGACCCGTTCGATGAAAGCATCTGGATAAAAGCCAATCCGGGGCTGGGTGTCTGTAAGCGTTTTGACGATATGCGCCGCCTGGCGAAAAAGGCAAAAGAGCAGATTGCGGCCCGGCCTAATTTCCTGACCAAGCACCTCAATATGTGGGTGAATGCCGAATCCGCCTGGATGGATACCGGTAAGTGGGACAACTGCCCTGAAAATGCGCCGGATGATGAGCTGAAAAATTACCCGGTCTGGGTTGGTGTGGATCTGTCAAACAAAATCGATGTGACCGCAGCCGTTAAAGTGTATGAGGATCCGCGCGGACAACTGCATATGAAGTGCAAATTCTGGCTGCCGGAGGACAGAGTGGTGACTGCACCGAAGCATATCGCTGACCTGTACCGGAAATGGGGAGCTGCCGGTTATCTTGAACTGACGGACGGTGAGGTTGTCGATCACGACATCATCAAAGCCGACATTCTGGCATGGTGCGAAGGTGAGGATTTACGTGAACTCGGTTTTGACCCGTGGAGTGCCGTTCAGTTCTCCCGCCGCCTGGCGGAAGAAGGTATTCCGCTGGTGGAGGTGGCGCAGACGGTGAAAAACCTGTCTGAATCGATGAAAACCGTTCAGGCCGATGTATATTCCGGCAAATTTCACCATGACCACAACCCGGTAATGTCCTGGATGATGTCTAACGTGACGGTAAAACCGGACAGAAATGACAACATTTTCCCGAACAAATCGACACCGGAAAACAAAATTGACGGGCCGTTTGCCCTGTTTACTGCCAAATCACGCCAGATGGTAAACGGCGGGGAACAGGAACAAAGTTTGTCCGATGTTTTATCTTCCAGGGGCTTACGTTCACTCTGAGGAAATCCAATGAAATTACTGACTATTACCGCCCTGCTGGTGGGGGTTGCGGGTGCCTGTCTGCTGGCGTTCGGTGCCTGGCTGCTGATGCCTGCTGCCGGGTTTATCACTGCCGGCGGTTTATGCCTGCTCTGGTCATATCTGGTATCAAGATCAGCGGGAAGCCTGAATAACAACGGAGGATCATAATGTTCTTTCCCGGTTTATTCAGAAAATCCGATACGGGTATGAGTTCGTCAGAGCTCAGCGAAATGATCGGTCTGACCTATGACACCTATTCCGGCCGTCGCGTCAGTCCGCAACTGGCGATGCAGCTTACCGCAGTATTCAGCTGCGTTCGCGTGCTGGCGGAGTCAGTCGGCATGCTGCCGTGTTCTCTGTATGAACAGCTGGAGACAGGCAACCGCCGGGCTGTCCGTGAACGGCTTAACCGGCTTTTATCTGTAAACCCCAATAATTACATGACACCGCAGGAGTTCTGGGAATTACTGATCGCCTGCCTGTGTCTGCGCGGCAATTTTTATGCTTACAAAGTCAAAGCGCTGGGTGAGGTGGTGGAGCTGCTGCCGCTGGATCCGTCTTCAGTTACTCCAAAACTGAACAGTAAGTGGGAACCTGAATATCAGGTTACTTTTCCGGACGGAAGGCACGACACGCTGACACAGGATGATATCTGGCATGTGCGGATTTTCACCCTGGACGGATTAACCGGACTCAGTCCGATAGCGTATGCAAAACAGGCGGTCGGGCTGGGGCTGGCAACGGAGGAGCACGGCTCACGTCTGTTCGGGAACGGCGCGGTAACCAGCGGTGTCCTGCAAACTGACCAGTACCTGAAAGACGATGCCTGGGAGCGGCTGAAAACCGACTTTGAAAACCGGCATCAGGGACTGGCTAATGCACATAAACCCATGATCCTTGAGATGGGCCTGAAATGGCAGCAAATCAGCATGACATCGGAAGACGCACAGTTCCTTGAGACCCGCAAATTCCAGCTGGAGGAAATCTGCCGTATTTTCCGTGTGCCGCTGCATATGATTCAGAACACAGATCGGGCTACCTTCAATAACATTGAGAATCTCGGGATTGGTTTTATCAATTATTCTCTGGTGCCTTATCTGACCCGAATAGAACAACGTATCAATGCCGGACTGGTGAAACCATCAAAACAGGGTGTTTTTTACGCGAAATTCAACGCAGGGGCATTGTTACGCGGAGATATGAAATCACGGTTTGATGCTTATGCCACCGGTATTAACTGGGGGATCTATTCACCCAATGAATGCCGGGGACTGGAAGAGCTCAACCCGCGTGAAGGTGGTGATATCTGGCTGACACCGATGAACATGACCACAAAGCCTGAGAGCAGCCCGGAAAAAGAGGAAAAGCAGGATGTCGATGATGACTAAACAGCGGCTGGACATACCGCTGAAAATAAAGTCGGTCACTGAAACCGGCGAGTTTGAAGGATACGGATCGGTTTTCGGCGTGAAGGACAGCTACAGCGATATTGTTGTGCCGGGTGCTTTTCAGGCATCACTGAATGAATGGCGGGAGAAGGGCGGTCTTCCGGCCATGCTCTGGCAGCACCAGATTTCCGAACCGGTCGGTGTGTATACCGAAATGCGGGAGGATGATACCGGCCTGTATGTCAAAGGGCGGCTGCTTATCGAGGATGACCCGCTGTCAAAACGGGCTCATGCACATCTGAAGGCCGGATCATTATCCGGCCTTTCTATTGGCTACATCCTGAAAGACTGGGAGTACGACCGGAGTAAAGGGGCGTTTCTCCTGAAAGAAATCGATCTGTGGGAAGTGAGTCTGGTGACCTTCCCGTCCAATGATGAAGCCCGGGTCAGTGATGTTAAATCGGCATTTGCCCGTGGTGACATCCCGTCACAAAAAAGTATTGAGCGCGTCCTGCGTGATGCCGGACTGTCGCGGACACAGGCTAAGGCATTTATGGCCGACGGCTACCATGCTCTCTCTCTGCGTGACGCAGAGGAAGATGCACTGGAAACACTTAAATCCATTAATTTTAATCAGTAAGGGGCTGTTATGGCTGTTGATCATAAAGATATCAGTGAAGTGGCAAAAGAGCTGAAAGCGTCATTTGAAGAATTTAAGTCAAAAAATGACAAACGTATTGATGCCATCGAATCAGAAAAAGGCAGACTGGCCGAGTCAGTGGAAACGCTGAACGGCAGATTATCCGAACTGGACGAGCTGAAATCGTCGCTGGAAGCTGAGCTGGCCGCCGTGAAACGCCCGGCAGGTGGTGTGGCAAACAAAGATGTTGCTGAACACAAAAGTGCATTCGAACTGTTTGTCCGCAAAGGTAAGGATGACGGCCTGGCCGAACTGGAACAGAAAGCCATGCAGATTGGTTCTGATCCTGACGGTGGTTATGCCGTGCCGGAAGAACTGGATCGCAATATTATTTCTGCTCTGCGTGACGAAGTCATTATGCGTCAGGAATGTAATGTTGTCTCAGTCGGCACGCCGAATTACAAGCGCCTCGTGAATATGGGAGGTACCGGCAGCGGTTGGGTTGGTGAGACTGATGCCCGTCCGGAAACCAGCACGTCAAAACTCGGTACCATTGAACCGGTGTGGGGTGAAATTTACGGCAATCCGGCGGCGACTCAGACCATGCTGGATGATTCCTTTTTCAACGTTGAGCAGTTCATTACCGGTGAACTGACAACTGAATTTGCAGCGCAGGAAGAAGCGGCATTCATCAGCGGAGACGGCAGCAAAAAGCCCAAAGGATTGCTGGCCTACGGCAGTGATGATAAAGCGGATAAGGAGCGTGACTGGGGCAAATTGCAACACCTGTTGCTGAAGAAACCGACCGAACTGACCGCTGATGAAGTGATGAAACTGATTTATACCCTGCGAAAACCATACCGTAACGGTGCTAAGTTTATGATGAATAACAATACGTTATTCAAAGTGCGCACACTGAAGGATTCCCAGGGGAATTACCTGTGGCAGCCGGGCCTGCAACTGGGTCAGCCGTCTGCATTACTGGGATATGGTATTGCGGAAAATGAGCAGTTTGCTGATATGGCTGCCGGTGCTGTTCCGCTGGCGTTCGGTAACTTCAGACGCTGCTACACCATCCTGGATCGTATCGGCATCCGTATGCTGCGCGACCCGTACACCAACAAGCCGTTTGTGCATTTCTATACCACGAAGCGTGTCGGCAGCATGATGGTGGACAGTAATGCTGTGAAATTACTGAAAGCTGCAGGTGCAGGAGGCTGATTAATTACGGCGGCAGAGATGCCGCTTTTCCGGAGGGTTTCATGCCATTACCGACAATTGAAGAGCTGAAAAGGCAATGCTATATCGATGGTGACCATGATAATGATCTTTTACTGCAATTTTTGAGTGCTGCCATATCAGAAGTTGAGCGGGTCACTAACAGAAAGCTTACCCCGGAAAAACCTGATAAAGACGACCCTGATACCTTGTTTTTAAGTGCGGATATAGTGCTCAGATTAAAACAGATGGTCGGATTTTGGTATGAAAACCGGGAGGGGCAGTCATTACCGGACTCTTTGTACCGCCATTTAAGAGATTACCGGCGCAGGCCGTAAGGATGAAATTATGCAGGCTGGTCGTCTGAGACATATTGTTGTATTTCAGAGAGCTGAAATCATAATACTCCCGTCTGGCCAGAGAGAAAAGTTATGGGTTGATATTGGCCCGGCTGTGAATGCGGAAGTCAGACCCGTCAATGGCCGGGAACTGCTGACCGCCGGAGCGGAAATGTCAGAAATAACGGTCCGTGTATGGATGCGGTACCGGCCGGATATTCATCCTGCATGCCGGATGGTATATCGCGGTCAGGTCTACGATATTCAGGCTGTGATCCCGGATGTGAAATTTACCCGGCTGGAACTGCTGTGTAAACAGGGGGTGAAAGATGGCTGATATGGGGCTGGATTTGTCCGGTTTTGCTGAACTGTCCCGTGATCTGGAATCACTCAGCCGGACTGAAAATGCCCGTGTGCTGCGGGAAGCGACGAAAGCCGCAGCGGATATGCTGCGGGATGAGGTCCGGCGGAGCGCTCCTGTCAGGACCGGAAAACTGGCGCGTAATATCGTTACCGGCGGTCAGCGGAGCCGTTATAAAGGCGAGGTTGTCTCCGGTGTGTACATCCGGGGAACCAATGCCGCCGGAACCAACAGCGACAACACACTGAAAGCGGATGATCCGCGTAATGCGTTTTACTGGCGTTTTCTGGAAAACGGCACATCCAAAATGGCACCACAACCGTTTATCCGTCCGGCATTTGACGGTAAAGCGGATGAGGCAGCGGATCTGGCGCTGAGCAAACTCAGTCAGGCTATCGATAAGGTGCTGAGTGGATGAAAGAATCTGATTTGTTTTCTTTGCTTGACCCGGTGCTGCCGGGCAGGGTTTTTCCGTATGTGGCTCCGCAGGATGAACCCAAAATTCAGCCGCCGTGGTGTGTTTTTTCACTTTATGATACCGGCGGAGATGTGCTGTGCGGTCGTGCTGAGACAATGACCAATATCCAGATTGATGTGTATGCAAAAACCATCGATGAAGCCCGCCGGATCCGTGAACTGTCTGTTGCTGCTGTTTCTCCGCTTTCACCGGCAGAGTTTACAGAAAAGCAGGGCTATGAAGCGGATACCTCGCTTTTCCGGGCCACGCTGGAGTGTCAGGTCTGGCAATAACTTAATCTTGAACAACAAGCTGCTGCGGCAGCTTTTTTTATGCTTACAGGAAAATAATCATGCCGAGCAAATATGAAAAAACGCAGGGCACGAAAATCAGTATTTCAAAGCTGCCTGCAACAGAAGTGAACCCCGCATCCGCAGAATTTCTGCCGCTGGCCTGTGCGGCCAAAGAGATCAGTTATACCGGTGGTCAGAAGTCGGATATTGATGTCACAACCCTGTGCTCAACGGAGCAGGAAATGACCAACGGGCTGGCCTCTCCGGGGGAAATCACGATCTCCGGTAACTGGTCACCGGATGAAGGGCAGGAAGTTCTGCGTACTGCCTATGACAATGACACGGTCCATGCGTTCAGAGTGGAATTTCCGTCAGGTAATGGTTATGCCTTCCTGGCAGAAGTCCGTCAGAACAGCTGGAGTGCGGCAACCAGCGGGCTGGTCACCGCGTCTTTCACGCTGCGCATGAAAGGTAAGCCTGTTCCGCTGAAAAACGGGGCGGTAACTGAGCTGGGAAAGAGGGAATAAGCCGTGGCGAATCCGAAACTGTCATTAAAAGAACTGGCACTCAGTCCAAAAAACGCCTTCCGTTCAAAGATGGTGAAGGTACCTGAATGGAGCGGCGTCACCGTTATTCTGCGGGAACCGTCTTCGGCAGCCTGGCTCAGATGGCGTGAGCTGATGAATACCGGCGCAGACGGTGATGAAAAATTGTCAGAGGCAGAACAGGCGCAGCGCAATCTGCGTGCAGATGTGGTGATGTTTTCTGATGTGCTGCTGGATGAAGATAAAGAGCGGGTGTTCAGTGATGACGACACTGAAGAAGTGATGGCTGTTTACGGGCCGGTTCATGCCCGTTTACTGAAACAGGCGCTTGACCTGATGACCACGCCGGATGAAGCGGAAAAAAAGTAGCACAGCCCGGGATGTTTTTTCTGATGACACTGGCGCTCCGGATGGGGCGTACAGTGGATGAACTGACCAGAACGATGAGCGCCGGTGAGCTGACCATGTGGATGGCTTTTGACCGCCTCAGTCCGATCGGGGACATCCGCAGTGACATACAGACGGCCCATATTGTCTCATCGCTGTACGGCGCACAGGGCGGCAAACTCAGCCTGAATGATGCGATGCTGCAATGGGGAAAAACGGGTAACGGTGAGGCAGATGACGGGCTGGAGGGTTTTCTGAAATCGGTATCTGAAACCTGATTGTACTGACATAGCAGAGGACGTAATGGCAAAGCTTCGTGAGCTTATTATTAAAATATCGGCAAATTCCTCCTCGTTTCAGTCTGAAATAGCGCGTGCTTCACGGATGGGGGAGAACTATTACCGGACGCTGGAGCAGGGCGGCCGTAAAGCATCATCGGCATCACGTGAAACGAAACGGGCAATCAGTGAACTGAATAATGAACTGTCATCAATAAAATCGACAGTAACCGGTGTCATGGGGGCCATGGCCGGTGCTTTTGCCACGCAGCAGCTTATCAGTTATGCCGATACCTGGAGCCAGTTAAGCGGTCGCCTGAAACTGGCCTCTGTGTCTGCGGAGGATTTCAGCCGTGCTCAGCAGGAACTGATGTCGTTAAGTCAGCGTACCGGCACATCACTGGCGGCAAATACCAACCTGTACGCGCGTATTGCGCAGTCGATGCGTGATGCGGGTTATGCCTCGGGGGATGTGGCAAAAGTCACGGAAACCATCGCGACTTCACTGAAGCTGTCCGGTGCAAGCACTGAAGAAGCCAGCTCTGTTATAACACAGCTGAGTCAGGCTCTCGGATCCGGTGTCCTGCGCGGTGAAGAATTTAACGCGGTGATGGAGAACGGCGGACGACTGGCAAAACTGCTGGCGGACGGGATGGGAACGACCATCGGCGGTCTGCGTGAAATGTCACAGAGCGGTAAGCTCACCATTGACAAGATAGTGCCAATTCTGACCAGCACTGAACAGCTCAGAAAAGAATTTGAGCAATTACCGCAGACTGTCAGCGGCGCATCCCAGAAAATTGAAAACGCCTTCATGGCATGGGTTGGCGGGGCTAATGAGGCATCGGGCGCAACCAGCACGCTGACCGGCGCACTGAATGGTATTGCGGGAAATATAGACACTATTGCCACCGTTGCCGGTGCGCTGGTCGGGGTTGGCCTTGCGCGGTATTTCGGCGGGCTGACCGCCAGTGTGACCAAAGCAACCATCGGGGTGGCCAGTGCCGCAAAAGGCGAGGTCGCTCTTGCACAGGCTCAGCTGCGCGGAACACAAATTGCGGTTGCCAGAGCGCGTGCGGCAGAGTACCGGGCACAAAAATCACTGGCAGCTGCACGCGGAACCGATGCGCAGGCAGGCGCAGAAAAGCGGCTTGCCGCTGTACAGGCATCCGTTGCACGCAATATTAACGCCCGCAATATCGCACAAAACAACCTGAATAACGTCACATCTGTCGGTTCACGTCTTCTTGGTGGTGCGCTGGGGCTGGTCGGTGGTATTCCGGGGCTGGTGATGCTGGGTGCCGGTGCCTGGTACACGATGTACCAGAAGCAGGAGCAGGCAAGACAGTCCGCACTTGAATACGCCGCCACCATTGACCAGGTTCGTGCCAATCTTAATAAAATGACGCTGCCGGAAACCGCTGATAACTCCGGTAAAACCAAAGAATCGCTGGCGGTGCAAAATAAACTGGTTGATGAGCAGCGTCAGAAAGTTGAGGGATTAAAATCAGCGATAGCAGGATATCAGCAGATGCTGGCCTCACCCGGCCCCAGCATCAACGGCTATCTGATTAACCATCTGATCAGTCAGGAAGATGCGGTTAAATCCCTGGCGGCTGCGCAGGATGAGCTTTCGGTTGAACAGAGCAGACTTAATGAGCTGAGCAAAAAATCGGAAGAGATTCAGTCAGCACTGAAGGCGGTCGAAAGTCAGCGTGATTTTCTTATTCGTCAGCAGTCTGCTGCCCAGAATAATATGCGTCATTCATTACTGATGGTGAATGCGGAGCATAGCGAATTTAACCGGATAATGTCTGCCGGAAATCAGATCCTGACCAACCGCCTGGCTCTGGTTAACAGCCCGATGCGTATCCCGGCAGCGCCTCTCAGCGAAAAACAGCAGGATTTCATTCAGAAATCAGAGCGGGACAAAGAACTGTCCGCACTGACCGGGGAAGCCCGTGTTATCCGGCAGGCTGAGTTTGCCGCAGATGATATCGGTCTGCTGAATAAACCCGAATTTGCCGATAACCGGCAGAAATACATTGATAATCAGGTGGCAGCCTACCGGAATCAGGAAAAGCTGAGTAAGGAACTGAAAGCGGGTAAAAGCGCCCAGAGTGCTTTCAATAAAGAGCAGAAAGAAGCGGAACGTCAGGCGGAGCAGTATGCCCGTAAAATGGCGGATCTGAGTGTGGCTACGGAGGTTCAGAAAGTCAGGGCCACGCAGGGAGAGAAGGCCGCAGAGCTGTATGCGGCTGCGCATGAGGCCGGTACCAAATGGACGGATGAGCAGCGAAAAGCGATCCGCGCATCCTCTGTTGCCCTGGCGGAGTGGACACAAAAGGCCGACGAGGCGGTCAGAAAGCAGCGTGAAATGGATGATGCGCTGAAAGCGATGCGTGACGGTGCCCGGAAATTCAGTGACGAAGCGGAGCAAATTGATAAAACCCGGGGAATGGGCGGAAACCGGCGCAGTCTTTACGATGAGCGTCAGCAGATTGATCGTGTTTATGCCAAATCTGATCAGGGAAAAAGTGCGACCGAAGCTTATAACCGGGAGATTGATGCGCTCAACCTGAAATATCAGAAAATAAAGGAGGTTCAGTCTGACTGGACCAGCGGGGTTACCCGGGGGATGGAAGATTGGGTTGCTGAGGCCGGAGATTATGCGGAGCAAACCGCATCAGCAGTGCAGAGCGCCATGGGCGGTATGGTGAATAACATCACTGACATGCTGAACGGAAATAAAGCCAGCTGGCGCGACTGGTCAATAGATGTCCTTAAATCCATCCAGAAAATACTGGTCAACGCTGCCATCGTGAACAGCCTGAAATCCATGTCAGATGCCGGTGGCTGGATTGGTGCTGTCGGTAACTTTCTGGGAGGTGCCGCGGCAAATGCCAAAGGCGGAGTTTATGACTCCCCTGGCCTGAGTGCGTACAGTAATCAGATAGTCAGCACCCCGACTTATTTTGCGTTTGCCAAAGGTGCCGGGCTGATGGGTGAGGCCGGACCGGAAGCGATTATGCCGTTAACACGGGCGGCGGATGGCTCTCTCGGTGTCCGGGCGATCGACAGAAATCAGAATACCGGTTCTGCAGCACCACAGGTGTTTATTACCATTGACAGTAACGGCAGCAGCCAGACGCAGTCGTCAGCTGGTTATGAACAGTTTGGCCGGGAGATTGGGCAGTATGTAGACCAGCGTTACCGGGCGCTGATTAATACAGATCTGCGGCCCGGCGGTGCCATTTGGTCGGTTGCGAAAGGGGCCCGTCAATGATTGAAATTTTCACCTGGTGTCCCCGTGTTAATCCCACGGAGGACATCACCTATAAAACCCGCAGGGCGAAGTTCGGTGATGGTTATGAGCAGGTGTCCGGTGACGGTCTTAATCCCCGCAGCCAGAAGTGGTCACTGGAATTTACCGGTCGCGGGGAGTATATCGCGGCTATCCGTCAGTTTATCGACCGTCACGGCGGTATAAAGGCTTTTCAGTGGAAACCCCCGCTTGAGCCGGTCGGTTTGTACCGGTGCGACGAACATAAGCTCACCCCGCTCGGCGGTGACAACTATTCACTTTCTCTCACTTTTACCCAGGCATTTAAACCATGATCACAAATGACTACCAGAAGCTGGAACCGGGTAATGCCGTCCGGCTTTTTGAGGTTGACGGTACCGCATTCGGTGCGCCGGATATTTTGCGGTTCCATGCATACAACATCCCACATACAGAGGCAGAAATTACTGCCGCCGGTGGTGATCCGGAAAAATTACCGGCGAAATCCATCTGGTGGCAGGGAGAGGAGTATCGGGCCTGGCCTGCGCAGATTGAAGGGATAGAGGCATCAACCACCGGATCCGGCGCACAGCCGAAGTTATCGGTGGCAAACCTCGACGGTTCAATCACCGCGCTGTGTCTGGCATACGATGACATGCTGAAAGCGAAAGTCACGATACACGACACCCTGGCACACTATCTGGATGCGGCGAATTTTCCGGATGGCAACCCGGCGGCAGATCCTACCCAGGAAAAAGTCTCGGTCTTTTATATCGACAGCAAATCCTCGGAAACCAAAGAGGTTATCGAGTTTGATTTAGCCAGCCCGATGGATTTGCAGGGGGTGCTGATCCCGACGCGGCAACTGCATGCAATGTGTACCTGGTGCATACGCGGCAAATACAAATCCGGTGACGGCTGTGATTATGCCGGGCAGAACGGGTATTTCGATAAGCACGGCAACCGTGTGGATGATCCGGCACAGGATCAGTGCAGCGGCATGCTGAACACAGGCTGCTTTCCCCGCTTCGGTAAAAACAATCCGATCCCGTTTGGCGGCTTTCCGGGAACCTCATTACTGAGGAAATAGGGATGCGTAAAAACATTCAGGCGGCCATTTTTTCACATGCAGAACGTGAATATCCCCGTGAGTGCTGCGGGGTGATCGCGCAAAAATCCCGTGTGGTGAAATATTTCCCCTGTCGCAATATCGCAGTTTCTCCGGAGGAACATTTTGTCTTATCGCCGGAAGATTACGCCGCTGCGGATGATTGGGGAACGGTGATCGGTATTGTTCACAGTCATCCGGATGCCACTACCCAGCCGTCAGAACTGGACAAAGCACAGTGCGATGCTCTCGGTGTGCCGTGGTATATCGTCAGCTGGCCAGAGGGGGATCTGCGGACTGTTCAGCCGCGCGGCGAGCTGCCATTACTTGGTCGGCCGTTTGTGCTCGGGTTTACGGACTGCTGGGGGCTGGTGATGAGCTGGTTCCGGCAGGAACACGGCATTGAACTGCCGGATTACCGGGTGGATTATCCCTGGTGGGAGCAGGGTGAGAACCGGTACGCCGATAACTGGCGGGAAGCGGGGTTTATTCAGGTCGATGATCCGCAGCCCGGTGATGTCATCGTGATGCAGATACAGGCACCGGTCGCCAATCATGCCGGTATTCTGCTGGCTGATAATATGCTGCTGCATCATTTATACGGTCACCTGAGCCAGCGGGTGCCGTATGGCGGTTATTGGCGCGACCGCACAGTGATGATCCTGCGGAAACCATAAACTGTGATTCAATTCACTTTGATATGTAAGGAAAACTAATTAACATATGTGTTCTATTTACAATTAAAAGTGATTATTTTAATGAAGAAAATTTTAGTATTACTTGCTGCTGTATTTGTTCTTTCAGGATGTCAGTCTTTACCTCCGCTTAACTTTGCTATTCAGGATGTTGAGCCGTCAAAGAATAAAATTGATGGTGAACTTAAATCGGTATCTGTCTCTTTGGCGTCACCAGAAGAAAAAAAAGGAGATATAGAGGCAGGGATGGAAGCAGTACCTATGCTTTGGAAAAGTGCGCTTGATGACGCTTTAGCAAGAAACGTAATTTTTAAAGATGACTCAACCAGAAAATTGAGTCTGTCTGTGAAAGTTTTGGCTATTAACAGTCCATCGTTTGGCGCAGAAATGAAAACTGTATCAATAGCAAGATATCAATTAACTGACAGAACTAACGGTAAAGTTGTATACAGCAAAGAAATAACAGCAGAAGGTGTCGTTCCATTTAGTTATGCATTTGCCGGAATAGTTCGTGCAAGAGAATCGATAAATCGGTCAGTTCAAAATAATATTTCAGAATTTTTGCAGGAATTAGATCATATCGATATAAATAAGCCTTATTTTGGCATGTGATTTAGTAAATAAATTCAGTAATTACATATTTTAAGCCGCTTCAGCGGCTTTTTTTACGGGTGAAATATGTCACAGGAAATCATGGTGAAAATTATACTTGGTGGTGTGCTGGGTAAGACTTTCGGCAAAACACATCAGCGCCTGGTCAGCACAACCTCGGAAGCGGTACGTGCATTGTGCTGTACTATCCCTGGCTTTGAACGTTACCTGAATACCAGTAAATCCCGCGGCTTAACGTATGCGGTATTTCGCGGGAAAAAGAATATCGGGGTGGATGACCTCGGTTTTCCGGTGACGGATGATGTTATCCGGATTGTGCCTGTTGTGATCGGCAGCAAGCGCGGGGGATTGCTGCAGGTTATTTTTGGCGCGGTGATGGTGGCTGCTGCGTTCTGGACAGGCGGTGCGTCAGTGGCAGCATGGGGAGCGATGCATACCGGGCTGGCCATGACAGGTGTATCCATGATGCTGGGCGGTATTATCCAGATGTTGTCCCCGCAGCCGGGAGGTCTTGCCATGAAAGACCAGGGCGAAAATAAACCGTCCTATGCGTTCGGTTCTCCAACGAACACTGTTTCTCAGGGCTACCCGGTACCGATCGGTTACGGTAAGCGCCGCATCGGCGGGGCCGTTATCTCAGCCGGAATTTACGTTGAAGATCAGCAGTAATCCTTTCTCAGTTTTTCAGCAGGAATCCCACAATGACACAAATCACAGGCCGCAAAGGTGGCGGCGGCAGCCCGCGCACGCCCGTCGAACAACCGGACGACTTACAGTCCGTTGCAAAAGCCAAATTGCTGATTGCCCTCGGTGAAGGGGAATTTGCCGGTGAGCTGACCGGGAAGACTATTTTTCTGGATGGTACGCCGCTGCTGAATGCTGACGGGTCGGAAAATTTCCCCGGCGTGGTGTGGGAATACCGTCCCGGCACCCAGGCGCAAACCTATATACAGGGGATGCCTGCGGCGGAGAATGAAATCACCGTTGGTACCACCGTGCAGAGCAGCACGCCGTGGGCACACGCATTCACCAACCCGCAACTATCCGCTGTCCGCGTCCGCCTGAAATGGCCGTCCCTGTTCCGCCAGGAGGATAACGGGGATATGGTCGGTAACGAGGTGGCATACGCCATTGATTTACAGACTGACGGCGGGAGCTGGAAAACCGTTGTGGACGGACCTGTAAAGGGCAAAACAACTTCCGGTTATGAGCGTACCCACCGCATTGATCTGCCGCAGTCGGCCACATCCTGGACCCTGCGGGTGCGGAAAATCACAGAAGATGCCAACAGCGCAAAAATTGGTGACACCATGGTGCTGCAGAGTTACACCGAGGTGATTGATGCCAAACTGACCTATCCGCATACCGCGCTGCTGTATATTGAGTTTGACTCAAAACAGTTTAACGGCTCGATCCCGCAGGTCACCTGTGAGCCGAAGATGCGGGTTATCCGCGTACCGTCAAACTATGATCCGGAGCACCGGACATATTCCGGTACCTGGGACGGTTCGTTTAAGTGGGCATGGACCAATAACCCGGCCTGGATATTTTACGATATCGTGATTTCCGATCGTTTCGGCCTCGGTGACCGTATCAAAATGCAGAATATCGATAAATGGGAACTGTACCGCGTTGCGCAGTATTGTGACCAGCCGGTACCGGACGGTAAGGGCGGCAGCGGTACTGAGCCGCGCTATATCTGTGATGTGTATGTGCAGGATCGCAATGAAGCCTATACCGTACTGCGTGACTTTGCCGCTATCTTCCGGGGCATGACCTACTGGGGCGGTAATCAGATTATCACCCTAGCCGACATGCCCCGCGACATTGATTACAGTTACACCAAAGCCAACGTGCTGGACGGGCGATTCACCTATTCCGGCAGCAGCAGTAAAGCCCGTTATTCCTCGGCACTGGTGTCGTATTCAGATCCGCTGAACGGTTATGCTGATGCGATGGAGCCGGTGTTTGAAAACGAACTGGTTTACCGGTTCGGCTTTAATCAGCTGGAAATGACGGCGATCGGCTGTACCCGGCAGTCAGAAGCCAACCGCAAGGGCCGCTGGGGTATTCTCACCAATAACAAAGACCGCGTGGTGACATTCGGGGTGGGGCTGGACGGCAATATCCCGCAGCCTGGTTATATCATTGCTGTGGCGGATGAAAACCTGTCTGGGAAAGTGACCGGCGGCCGCGTCAGTGCGGTGAATGGCCGGAGTATCACCCTCGACCGCAAGCCGGATGCCGCGCCGGGCGACCGACTGATGCTGAACCTGCCGTCCGGTAAATCACAGGCCCGTACCATTCAGATGGTCACGGATAACGTGATCACCGTTACCACGGAATACAGCGAAACGCCGGAGCCGGAATGTGTCTGGGTGACAGAATCAGACGAGCTGTACGCCCAGCAGTACCGGGTGGTGAGCGTGACTGAAAATGACGATGGCACATTCACCATATCTGCGGCCATGCATGATCCGGACAAATACGACCGGATAGATACCGGCGCGGTACTCGATGAGCGGCCCATCAGTGTTATTCCGCCCGGCAACCAGTTCCCGCCGAAAGATATCACTGTCAGCTCTTATTCTGTCGTGAACCAGGGGATCAGCATTGAAACCATGCAGGTTACCTGGTCACCGGCAGAGAATGCCATTGCCTATGAGGCACAGTGGCGCCGGGATGACGGCAACTGGATCAATGTACCGCGCAATGCCACGACTTCATTTGACGTGCCCGGGGTCTATTCAGGCCGCTATCTGGTACGGGTCAGGGCGATTAACGCGGCGGAAATCTCCAGCGGCTGGGGGTATTCAGAGGAAACACGGCTGACCGGCAAGGCGGGGGATCCGCCGGTACCGCTGAATTTCCGTGCGTCCACACTGGTATTCGGGATCAAACTGAACTGGGAGTTCGGGAAATTCACCGAAGACACCCTGAAAACCGAAATTCAGTACAGCAAAACCAACGATGGCCAGAATCTGTTACTGCTGGCCGATGTGCCGTACCCGTCCCGCTCTCATGAGCTTGCCGGTCTGGCCGCCGGTACCGCGTTTTATTTCCGCGCCCGGCTGGTGGATAAAACCGGTAACCAGTCCCCCTGGACTGAGTTTGTACGCGGTGTGGCTGAGTTCGATGCATCGACCATTATTGATGAAGTGGCCGCCGGACTGGGCGACTCTCAAATCATCAAAGACCTGCAGTCGCAGGCGGATGACAACTTCGAAGCCATCATCAACAACGCCAACAACGCATACGGCCAGTGGGGCTACTGGCAGCGCGAAAACGGCGCGATGAAAGCAGAAATTATCGAAGTCCGCAACTACACAGTCACGGAAACGAAGGCACTTGCAGAGAAACTGGACGCGGTTAAGGTGACTGCAGACGACGGTTTCGCCATGGCACAAAACTCCATTCGCGCGCAGTGGGACATGGCCGCCGGTGAAGCATCCGTTGTTCACGATATGAAAGTCCGGATCCATTACAACGGTGAGGACTATTCCGCCGGCATGGTTATCGGGGCCGAACTGAAAGGCGGGGAGGTGAACACGCTTATCGGCTTTAACGCTCAGAAGTTCGCATTTTATAACCCATCCAGTAAGTCGATGGATCTGTTTATGTACATGGAGGGCGGGCAGATCTTCATGCGCGAGGCATTTATCAACCAAGCCTGGCTTAATGAAGTTGTCGTTACTGACAAAATGCAGTCGGAGAACTATGTACCGGGGAAAACAGGCTTCCTGATTGATGCGAAAACCGGAAAAACAGAAATAAATGGGTCGGATGCTTCTGGTGGCCGAATGGAAATTAAGAATGACCAAATCCGCGTGTGGGATGAAAAAGGTCGCCTGCGGGTCGAAATCGGAAGATTAACAGGGTGAGTATCATGAAATATAAATCGCTTATTTTATCTGTGGTTGTCTTGTCTGCCGCCGGATGCGCAGTCAGTACGCCGGTGATTACGGATGTGGATTGCGTAGCGTGGTACCGGGAGGCCACCTTCCCGAACCCGGTTCACAAACTGCACCTGGTAAAAAAGAAAAATGATAACAAACGGCACCAGAACACCATCTGGTATAAACAATCCGGCCTGAACGGGGTTAAATTCTCCGGTGGCTGGATCCCGGAAAAAGTACTGGAGGGAATGGAATGTCGGCATTCGGAATAAGGGCTTTTGATGATCTGGGGCGCGATACCGTGCACATGGTATCCAATTTTGTACAACCAATACTGACAATAACCGGCAGTGGCTCCAAAACCTATGAAATGCCACCAGGGAGTAAGTTATATGCATTCCCCACAACGGGGATATGGGGTGCTTTTAATATGACGGTATCCGGGAACACGGTAACGTGGTCTGCAATTCAGTCGCCGCTGAAGGTGATGATTGTGTTTTCTCTGGGGGCAATATGACATTCGGTTTTTCGGTACGCGATGAAACCGGCAAAACTATGTTTACCCCGAATGGTGAATGTTATGTTTTCTATGCGAAATATAATGTCGGAGCGGGAGCGGCCGGAGAAACAAAAACAGATACAGGGATATCGGTTAGCGCAGACCCACAGCCATTATTTTTGTTATCAGCTCCTATATACACCGTGATCCGCAAGTCAGTAATATTCCGCTCGGTGAGTTATCTGTCGGGAATTACTATAATCAGAATAATGCTCCTAATCATGTGATCACAGCATCCGGTAATAAATCTGTTGTCTATGTCTTTATGCCCGGATGGTGGGTAGAGCGTAAATACGGATCTCAGAAATGGGGCGCGCGATTTTATGATGAAAACGGGAAAGTCAGCTGGTGTGGCTGGCAAAAACCTCTGCAAATAGCCGGATATATCCCGTCAGACCCCGGCAGCCCACACACGTTAAAAACAGCGACCTGTGCGGTAATGATGCGCTCACTGGGTCATGCCTCACTGTACGTACCTTCAATCGACCGTGATTTTTTGGTGAAATTTCACATGACTGCTTCTGCCATGAACGGCAGAACAGAACAATTATGGCTGATCGTAGGCAGGGGCGGTGGCTCCGGCGCATGGGGGTATACCGGTGATATTCCGTACATAGACAGCGCCATTTACGAATAATCTCAAATAACCGCCCAGGCGGTTTTTTTTCGTCTGAAATTTAAGGAAACCCCATGATTTACACAGATGGCACTATAGCTATTAATGCCGGTTCACCGATTGTGACCGGCACCGGCACACAGTGGAAAAAGAACATTCACGGCGTGGCGCCGGGCCAGCTTATCAGCATCGAGAACGGCATAGCACCGGTCAGCATGATGATCCGCGCGGTAAACAGTGATACCGAACTGGTGTTGTCATTCAATGCCCCGGTAACGCTCAGCGGCGCGAAATACTCCATTGCCACCACAGTCCCGGATACCATTTCGGATGCAGCCCGCACCATGTCAGCCAATCAGGGCTATATCGTTTATTTTCTCCGGGCCATGCAGCAGTGGATGACAGACACCGGCCAGGTGGAAATTGAGTTGCCGAACGGGCAGAAGGTGACACTGGAGGATGTAAAAGGGCTGGCTTCGAGGGAATGGGTCGGGGAGATGCTGTATAAGCCAAATTCTGCTGTTACCCGCGTACAAAGTCCAAACAAAAGGAACGTTGTTCAGCTGGAAAACGGGGGAACAGTCGGTTTTAAAGACACCGTCACAGACAGATATCGTTTTGCGTTGATTTCGGATGGCTCCACCCGCTGCTTTAGTGACGGAGAATATACCGGACTGGATTTAGTAAAGATCGATGGCCGCTATGTGCGACTGGAGACAAATCCTCATGCGGGTACAGCATCAATGCTTAGCATTGTGTATCGGCAAGCTAACGGCGAAAACCAGCACATTGTGACGATACCATATGACACCGGCGTA